TTTCTTTTGCCGCAAGATACCAGCCGCGCTTTGTAAAATCCACGCTGCCGTCCGCTTCATATCCGCTTCCCGCCGTCATCCGGTTATCTTCCGACGTAAAATAGATGTCATAGATGATGCCGTCTTCATTCTGGTTCTGCAAAAGTTCCTGCAGATATTGGGCAATGTTTTCCGGCTCCGCCATCTTCTGAGCCTCCATCGTCCCCGCCGTCACCTCTAAATATGTCGCATATCCATTCAGCCATGTCTCTATCTCCTGAGCATTTTTCTCGGCTGACAGCTCTGCCTTTTCCTCTTCTTTCTGGGACATTTTTGATGATGCGATGTTGTAACTGATCGCTGCCGTAATCCCCAGACAAACGATACAGATAATGCAGGTAACCACCCGCAGTTTTCTCTTTAGACTCTTCATATTTTTCCCCTCATAGCATACTCTTTGTAACTATAAATTCTTACTTCTATTTTAATTATCTGACATCTGTTCGTCAACTGATTTTCACAATTTTTATGCTTTTAAAAGGGGTTATTTTTACTTACTAAAGAAACCTTCTTTTCTGCTGTTTTTTCTGTTATAAATTATCTCTTAAAGGTCATATTCTTGTTTGATTTTTTCTAACAGGGCCCTGCACCCCT